ATTTCAAGCGAAAAAAACACACACTTCCCATCATAATGTTTCGATATATATTCTATCATATTTAATGCTAATGCTGTTTTACCTATAGATGGTCTAGCTGCAATTAATGTTAAAGTCTTGGGCTCAAGGCCATTCAGCATATTATCTATAGTCTCTATACCTGTTAAGCATCCAACAGTTTTATTATTGGTTGTCATCTTTCTCTGTATCTCTGCGTAAACATTCTGGGCTATCGTTAAGTTAGATTCAAGAACCCTATCCTTTCTAGCATCTAAGAGACGAACACGCTTCTTGATTTCAGCAAGGATGTCTGGTGTTTCCTTATTTGTTTTCTTTATCCAGGCTTCAATATCCTCCCCTAGCTGGGCTACTTTACGCCTAGTTGATATCTCCTTCAACTCTTTGGCATGCTGTACTGTACCGACAGATGTAGTTACATTCTCAACAATAGACGTTATTATATCTATAGGGATGAATCTTGCTTTATTATGCTTTTCAAGGAATTCACTTATAGATAGAATATCACAGCCCACTCCAAGAATAGCCTTGTAGATTTCAATGCTTTCAGGAGAATAAAAGTCTTCCGGCTCGATAATAGCTTTAACTTTTGCAAGCATCTTGTCTCCGGCCATCAAGATTCCACCTAGTACAGCGGTTTCTATAGCTTGAGAATAAACTTTTATGGTCACGATTTAAATTCCTTATAAAACGCGTACAGTAAGAAATCAGCCATCCCTTCGCTTACTTCATCAGGGCTTTTAGTCAGGGTAATTTTATTCCTTGATCCATTTCCTTTAGTTACTTCAATGTTAAAGTTTAATAAATGATCTTCAACATAACATGTAGTCGCGCTGTTTACGTGAAACCATTTCCCTTTAATCCGTTTAAGTATCCATTCTGTTCGGTATAGCATCATTTTCTGTTTACTCCTTACTGTTTCTCCTAGGCTATCTCATTTAACCAAATTATAAAACCTAAAGGTACGTTACCCCATTCAGCAAAAAAAATCATGCTTAAAATCTGCCGTTGAAGGATTGTATAATTTGCCAGTTCTTACGTTTAACCTGTCTTCATCGACATATCTATCCATACCATCAGTATTAAATGTATATTTTTCAGTACATACATTATGTACAATTATTACTTCATCTTTACGTATAAGTTCATTAACTGAACCGTGTTTCAAAGTTACCAGACCTATTTCCCCGTGCATATTCAACCCCCTGATTTCAACTAACTGCTGTTCTAATTTTGTTGTAATAATAATCTACTCGTTCAATCCCTACGTCTTCCCATGGCTTAAAACAGCTGGAATATTTGGTATACCCTTCAGGCATTTGTACTTCAGTAGCTATACTGATTCCTGATATATACGCAACGTAACGGGCACCATTTATAATGAAGAAACTTTTTTTAATTAATACCTTAATCATATCCTCTTTACTTATTTTTATCTTGGCCTTCCTATACTCTTTTTCTTCTATCATTTCCCGTAATAAATCTTCATGATTAGCTAGCATTTTTCTTTACCTCTATTGATTAAGTTTATATTTGTATTCTTCCATAGGTCAAAATAATAAACAAGTTGTAATGGTTTCCCGAGGTATTGTGCTTTTGGGTATTTGCTGATAGCAATATATCGGCTATTATCTATAATCCACTCTCTTTTATCTATCATTTCCTTGATATGTTCTTCACGTACTGTATTTATTGGTTCCATGTTTAATCTCTGCTTGTGTTATCCATTCTATTATACACAATCCATTTCCTCTATTATTAATTTTGAATACCCTAAAACATCAACCCAGCTATCAAGATGTCTTGGTGTTACGGCTATTCTTGATAATTTAGTTACAACATCATATATATATGTTTCGTACAGTAAAGGCATATCATGGTTGTGGATATCATAATATCTTTCTTTGATTAGATGCATAATTCTACTCCTTAGAATTGCATTCCCTTTATAATCCCCATAATTATTCCCTCTTTCTTCTAAAATCTTTCCGATATCTTCCATTGTTTACGTTTCCCATTTATCCGTAATCTTTATTGGATTTCCATCTTGCCATCTTCTTTGATTAAGATATGTTGTCAACATTGGAATATATTTTCCATTGTTGTCTAGCCAATTGGTCGTTTTCTTTTTCGTTTCAATATCTTTTATTATATTAATGACTATAGCCTTATCTGGATTAATGGATGCCATACATTGCAACACCATTGGCTTAGAAACTCTTTTACCGGTAGGGTAGGCATTCCATACAGCTGTCATCATAGCTCTAAGCTCTTCACTGTATACCTTGTCTACTTTTTTCCTAACAGTCTTCTTGCGTGGTACAAATACGGCTCCTGTTTCTTCAATGTAAACGAATCCACCGTGGACTCTCCTTACCTTTCCGCCGTCCGATAGCTCCGTTAACTCGTTTATCTTTAATTTATTCATCGCTTGCCTCGTCTAGGGATATTACAAAGCCAAGTGGCCCTCCGTCTTGTTCCTTGAAAAGGTCAATCTTAGTTTCTTTAGTTTTTTTATCGTCATTGGTAAAGATAAACTTCTCTAGCCTTTCCTTAATAGTATCTTTTTTTATAAGTTTCTTTACTTTATATTTTCTCAAATTCTTTTCTTTTTTCATGTTATTATATATCCTTATGTTAACGATTTACTAATCCCAGATATAACCTAATTCAAGATATCCTGATGGAAGATGACAAGACCTATGTTTTTCTATTGTGTCATTATATCTACTCATAGGTACAACTCTCCTACCGTATCTTGATTTATTATCATTGCGTGGTGCATAGAGTACGTCCTCTATGAGATCATACTCTCTAACCATGCTTAGGTATTTGACTATATATGGAAATCCAGCATACATAGATGCATTATCTTTCATGCATTCGACCACTTCATGGTAGATATCGTTTATATCTACGTTAGGCTTACATCCGGTCATATGTTTAATCATGATTCTGATTTCATATAATCCTTCCCTATCAAATCCTGTTTCCTTGGGTGGTATCGAAAGATACCTATAGAGACTTTCAGTCTCATGTCGTGGGATAGGTTTTAAAACTTCATTATATCTATTTTTCTTGTCTTTCATTGGTAACTCCTATTTGTTATGGCCTAGGTGCCTTGCGTCTCTCTAATATCCTGTCTATATATTCATAAGAATGAAGATAGTCTATACAACATTGATGCCCAAAATCAACCAAATCATCTTTAAAACCTTTTTGACCACACCAGCAAGTGTAGGTCTTTTCCATCTTCTTTGAGTCATAATTGTATGTCATTATCTTTATCCCTTATTAAACATTTCTTTACAGCATTCGTTACTGTCAAGGTCATCTATAAAACCTTCCAGGCCACATTCTTGACAGATATACCACATCTCAATTCCTGAACCGTGCTTATATGTAGCTATATTATAGTCTTCATCTATGATATATACAAACCCTGTTTCCTGATTCCATTCTATAATAGCGGTATCTCTGTCTATCCCTTTAGGTATCCTACCGTTTATCAATCTTTCTATTTCATAGTGTGTTCCAGGGTCTGCGCCTAATATATCTAGTTTTACAATATGGTCTTCCATGTTGTAGCTCCTATTATTTTGACATTACAGGGAAATTGTTGTAATGATATGCTCCTGATAAATCCGTTGTGTCATACATGAAACCATTAACTTCTATCTCTTTCTCTGTATCCAGTAAATTACAGGTAATATCCTTTCCTTTATTGTTAGGCCTCCATCTTAAAGAAAAACCTGTTTCGTACATGTCAAACCTTAGAAACTTATTACATTCATCCTCAGTCATAAGTACGGGTGCCCTGTCTTCTTCTTTAATATATGACGTATATAGAGCTACTGAGCTTGTACTTACTTGGTTCCAAGTTTCACTGGAAATATAATCAAGGCCCCGTTTATCGCAGCGCAGAGACATCGTAACACCTTTTTCTGTAAAATCGAATTGCCTTTTAACTCCTAAACTATCTACAGACAATATACCTGCTTTGATCAATAGTTCAACCATTTTCTTTCTTTGATTTTTCATCGCTTATCCTCTTTAAAGTTTGCATAATACGTGTAATCAAACAAGGTGTCCAGGTGGACGTCATCCCATTTTTTAATAGACTCAATCTTTTGTGTGAAGTCTAGCCTATTGAATATTAACGTCTCTACTTTATCCAGATTAAAGCTAACCATTTTAAGACAGTCCATTGTGTCTACTGTTATTGCTCCAGCTTCAACCAGCTCTTTCTTTATTAAGTGTCTCAGCCTTTTATCGTTCATGATTGAATAGCTCCTAATGTTATTGATGCGCTTAGTTGATTGTTGTCTACTATAACGTTTTCGCTTTTTGCGTCACCATACCCTTTACCTAAAAGGTAATCAGCGAATGCTTCATTAATCAGGCCATTAGGTGTTGAATGGTTAGGGTATTTGTATAGGAAGTCATCTATCATGCGACTCAATGCGCCTGGGCTGGCTGTATAGACTAGCCTTGTTTCTTGGTTATTGTTTATTATTATTTTTACGTCTAGTTTTATCATTATGACCTCATTAAATCTCTTAACATTATGGCAGCTAGTGCCAGGATACATATTGGTGTGATCATTTTGTATCTCCTACTTAAGAAGTCTCTGGATGTCTGCATTTAACTTAAGGTCATAGGTAACTTGTTTAAGCTTAGCTTCAACCTTATTTATATTTCTACTTACAGCTAGTTCAGCAATCATAAGTAAGGCACCCAGGAAGATAGCGGATGCTATGCCTATTATTATTTTTGTCTTAAAGTTATCCATGGTTACCCCCCTATAGTCGCAAAGTTAAAAATCCATTCATTTACAAGCGAAACCTTATCCCTTAGCCTAAGTATAACCTTTCCCAAACCTAAAGGGTACAATCTAGTCAAGAAATTGATTGAACCGATCGACATATATAAGCTTATATTGAGTTCTCTCAGTATACTTTCTTCAAGGTATGAACTAAGATAGATAGTTGCTCCAATTGGCACATCAGTCCATATAATCTTGGTATACCTAATTATCACGCTATCTTTAGTGAAAGTTACTATGTCGCCAGATTCCAAGGTGACGCTACCTTCCTTAATTAACGCATCTTTTAACGTTTGTTTAATCATCATTCTATTATTAACTCCTATTGTCTATAGAGTTTATACCTATCATTTCTCCAGTGTTCAGCTCATCCCATGCCCTAAATTCTGTTATGTGGGCGCTCTCCATTGGCGTTGTTTCGTCCTTTGTTACGCCATCTTTAGTGCAAGTGAATGTTGTCTTATATCCTTTACCCCATTCAACGGTGTAGACTTGATGGGCTATCAGGATGTCCATCATCCTGTTTCTATGTTCTAGTCTGGCCTTGTCCATGGTTAGCTCCTAAACATAAAAATACGTGTAATTCGCCTACTAAAAAAACACACCTGCACTCAAGGTTGACTCAAAAGTCGGGAAACGTAGGCAGCTATTGAGTTACAGGCACTTTTTAGGGGGTTAAATTCGGCTCAAAGTTACTATAAATCTCAAGAGTTTACCTGCGCTTACAGTGTCCCACTCATAATTAGCTACTCTATCAAAGAAACCTTTATTATCATATTTATAGACTTTTATGCTATCCTTAAACATTACTGTCAAACCGTCATGATTTAAAGCCTTACCTGCTACTAGGGCGTCAATCATGTCCTGTCTGGCTAGTTCAACCTCTTGGTTGTGCCTTTCGACGTCATTCAAGCTCTTTAAGATTGTGTCGCTTGCTGAATTCTCAAACTCGACCAATCTCTCTAACCTTGCGTTATTCATAATTGTCTCCATTTTGATGGTTAAGGGCGATGGTTTGCCCTATTTACCTGGTTAAGAGTAAACTACGACGGTTGCCTGCTGGTTTTTGATTCTAACTGAGTTGACGTCGGCCAGACCATCCTCTCTTGCTGAAACTGCCTGGGCTATGACCTCTTGTCTCATCTTATTAGTGATGCAGTTGATACAATTTCCCTTAACGACGTAATCCTCAAACATTTCGATTAACTCTTTGGTGCTGATTTTGATTGTCCTACTATGAAACGAAACGTACTCTTCGTTTCTATCGCGATCTTTTGATCGCATGTTAAATGTTCCCATGATTGTCTCCTATTAAAGTTTCGTTAAAGTTGATCTATAGTAGTGCAGGGAGTGTGCCAAACTAGGAGGTTATGAAATAAAGTTTGTAAGTGACTGATAGTACTAGGTTAGATGATATTATGGTGTGTTGTACTACAAAAGTGGAAAGTGTAAAGTCGTGACGTAAAATGTTCCATTATGTGGTAAAGTAGGTACTATTTAGGTGGGAAAAGGTGGGAAAAGGTAGTGAGAACAAAGAGATATAAAACTGGAGCAATTATTGTAACAAAATGACAAAAATTGTCACAACACGGATGAGACACTTTGAGACACTTTTTGAGACACTTTTATGTCTCATTGATGGATTTCAGTGGGAATTAGGGGAAAATAGGCTGAGGTTAGTGTTGATTTAGGTGAAAATAGGCTAGAATTAGAGGAAATTAGGTTGAGGTCAGGTTGAGGTTAAGCTAGATCAGGTCGAGATTAGGGTGGATCAGGGTGAAATTAGGTCAGGTTAGGGGCAACCTAAAGGGTTGCTGAAGATACTTTGTAAAAGTATCAGCTGGATCAGGGTGGATCAGGCCAGGTTAGGGGTGGAATTAGGTTGAGATCGGACTAGATTAGGTCAGGTTAGGTTGAGATCGGACTGGATTAGGTCAGGTTAGGTCAGGTTAGGTTAGGATTAGGTCAGGTTATCCCACCCCTCAACCCCTACTTCACCCCCACGAAACCCGATTAATCCAGGATAACACAAATTATCAAGCAATATCCCGATATAACCACCCTCTCAGAGCCACCACAATCGACGTTCTTCCACCCACCTAGCCCTAGGTATGGGCTGACCTAAGATGGCTTAGTCAGGTTAGGGATAGGTTAGTTTAGATTAAATCAGGGTGGGTTGTTATTACCGCTTGGGGGGGTTGGGGTAGGGGGTTGGTAGGGGAGAAACCCCACTAACCATACAATATGTTTTTTCAAAAAGAGAAAAAAACTATAGAATGGAATCGAAAGATTTCTATAGCGATGAACGTTCCTTTGACGAAAGTACTTCTCGTCTCATATGTTTTTTTTAAATCTAACCCAACCTGATACTTTTACAAAGTATCTTCAGCAACCCTTTAGGTTGCCCTTAACTTTTCCCCTACCATATGTCGCATAATATTTCATTATAAAATATTATTTATTATAAATACCAACTCCCACATGAAACCGTATAAGTTTCTATAGTGACATACCTGTCACACTTAAAACCAATGAGCATAAGAAAAAGGTGGTAAGAGATATACAATCCCCTACCACCCACATTATCTCTTCCCAATCTCTTGGATAATAAACACTAACGTATTGTCTATTCTATCTAATCTCTTTACAATATGAGACTGGAAGTCTTTATAGGTATCTTTCGATACCATCTCCCTAAGCTCTCCTTTTACGATATAAGTTTCAGGTAATGTAACCACTCTCTCTGTTATCCACCCTAATACTGGCAGTGTCAACATAAGGAATCCTATAAATACCTTTTTCCAAGCTTGGCTCTGAGCTAAGATCAACTCCTTAACACCGTGAGATGCATCCAGTGGCTCTAACTCTCTTTTATATTCCACAATGTCTCCATTAAAGTAGCTATTCAGGTTCTAGGTCATGGGCAGCAGCCTCAGCTTTTGCCGCCGCTAAAGCCGCTGCTTGTTCAGCATCTTTAGCATCCTTCCTAGCCTGCCACATAGCTTTTCTTTCATCGGTGAAAGCAACTACAGCCAAGTTTTTAGTCATATCATCTTGATCTGTTGTATTGTCTATGGGTGTTAACACATGCCTATGGTAATTCTTTGATATTTCAACACCATCTTCCAAGATACGTGTAATCCTTCTCACGTTGATAGCACCTTCATCTGTGATTTGGTGGTCGTACGTTATCTGTTTTGTTAACATTTTTCCTCCCTATACTCTATAGGTAACAGTTATATCTAATTCTGATGTATCGCTAAAGTCTGTATCATCAAGGACTGATCTAGCTCCACCTGAAGCTACTATAAACAGTCAGATGTCAGTTGAGTTATCAATACAACTAACTATTGTACCGTTATTTACGATCACATCGGTATCCATAACACCAGGAAATACCGGCGCCGATTCAGGTGAAAACGGTAATCCACCCACTTTAGCTGTCCCAGTACTAGTTCCTTTCGATGTTAGTGTAATTCCCATATGGACAAAGACCACATCTCCAACCTTTGTGTAAGTACCTGTCTGGGTACCGTATGTTATACCTGTAGTTCCTCCACCGAACTCCAAGGCTGGTGTCCATGTTCCGTCAGTCTCGTAATCATCGAAGGTATTGGCATCTGCACTTGGGACTGCTGTGGATGGGAAGGCTATCTGCCCACCGTTAACAGCTAGTGTCTTGTTTATCTCAAGATCACCGGCTAGATAATTATCTTTAGTGTTAGCTTGATAGATACCATATGGGTTAGTTACTGTACCACCTGTTACTTCTGCACCAATATATATATCGTAGGCGTTAGTTATAGTCCCAGCCATTCGATATGGTGTTACCTTTAACCCATATGCGCTATCAATCGTACCAGTATCACCGGTATATGTACCATATGTTATGTCCATTGATGATATCTGCGTATTATTATTAACACCACCAAAAACCTCAGCATGAAACCCCTTAGTGTAACCAGTATTTTTATGAGTCCCTGATGTCTTCATAGATACATAAAGGCCTTTATTGTACTGGGATGCTTCAGCATTCGTTGTGATCGTCCTGTTAACGTCTATAGCATCAGTCCATGAATCAGTTGAATTAAGGGTTATATCTAGAGTATCCTTTAAATCTGTAGTACCGTTAACCTCAAGATTCAGGTTAGTCTCAATGCTCCCAGCGAAATAGTTGTCTTTAGTGTTAGCTTGATAAATACCGTGGCCTCCTACCATAGTACCGCCAGTTACTTCTGGTGAAAGGTAAATATCTTTCATACTAGTAACTGTACCTGCTTGACGGTATGGGTATATCCTTAAACCGTAAGCGTAATCAGTTGTTCCAGTATCTCCAGTAGTATTACCGTATATAAGCTTCAAAGCTTCAATACGTGCAAGATTGTTAACCCCTCCGTGCGCACGTAGATCTTCACCTACAACGTATCCAGTATTCTTGGCTGAACCGCTAGAGTACACTCTTACTCTATTGCCTATAGTTGTATATGAACCTTCCGAATTAGATGTTATGGTCTTATTAACATCTATACCTGTTGATCCTTCATCAGTTACAGACTCACTCATTAACACTCCACCAGTAAAACTCCTTGTCCCATCAGCCTTTATATAGATAGCATGATCGTCATCGCCCAACCCATCCATGCCTCCATGGTCGTGCTTATGGAGTGTGGTGGCTCCAGCGTCCGTGAGGTCTGTATAGTTGGTTGATGTTAGGTGGTAATATTCGTCAGTTGTACCTCCTTGTAAACCGCTTAATAAGTTGTGACTTGTAATGGCTGCTGATAATGTGTTCCACATAGCAGCTCCAACAGTGTTATCAAGGCATTGATAAGAAGCATCGTTAGTCTCATCAAGCCAACAATCACCCACTTCATAACCATCATTCATGTCATCATTAACTGTGGGTGCTGCCGCTTTGCCTTTAAACAATCTAACGTTTATAGGCTTCCATGCCATAGTTTATTACTTTCCTTTCACACCATAGGTGTATATTATTGTTCTGTTAGGTTTTTCTATCATCACGACATCTTTCTTGTTGAGGATTTTATTGACAATATCCTTAACAAAATTCTTTTTATTTTCAATCCCAACCATTTTCACTGTCTTTGTTTTAAGTATCTTTCCGTGGTATTTATATTCCTTATGTATCTCACCTATATTCTTACCTTTATTGTTTATAAATATAACTCTTTCAGTTTTAAGTGTCTCCTTAGATATGACTTTAACTTTCTTGAATTTATTACCATCATCTTGAACGAACATAAATACCTCTTTATTTTTGAGTGAAAAACATTGAAATCACGGCATCATCACCTGAAGCTGTACATTTAATCCTTAGCATATCACCTGGCTTAAGTGATAAAGGTATTATATCATTACCATCACTACCAGGCCCACTTGTTGCTCCAACATCAGCAGCCTTAATACCGTTGTTGATCCAGTTAACGCCTGATATAGATGTCTCAACTGATATATCTAAAGTACCAGACCCTGTTATATTATATTCAAATGCATGTACATCCATACCGTCGTACAGTGCAATATCCCTCGATGTTTCGGTCTCACCGTTAACAACTGTAATTGCTTTAAAAGCTTGACACCACATACCCCATCCCCCTTATTAAGCTATTGCCATTGAAAGACTAACGACTGGGTCAACGGTATTGGCTACCTCAGCAATGCTAAACCTTACCCATCTAGTTGCTAGCATTGTGATAGCTACCCATTGTTGATTTCCACTTGCTCCTGGGTCTTGTGTTGTTATAAAAGCTGTACCATCTACCCAATCATCAACGCCATTGAATGAATACTGTGGGGTTATAGTTACTGAAGCTGTATTACCAGTCATATTGCTAAACATAGCGAATGTCCAGTTCTCAGTGTTGTACATCTTAAGATCTATAGCATCTGTATATTCTGTTGTATTCTTTGTGATAGTCTCACTCATTATAACGTCTATTATTTCTGCCATTTAATCCCTCTTGTATTTGATTATAGATTTAAGGAAACCAGGCATACCTTCATCACCTGTCCTCCTGATTGTCTGCATGGCCTGTATTCCACCTGGGGCAAACACTGGTAGAGAGCCAAATGCTAAGCGTTTAAACTGTCTTTTTGCATCATTAATATCACCCATACCTGTTACTGCCTGTGCTGATGCTGTAACCAATCTAACTGCATCAACAGCTGGTCTCCATGTTGCTGGTAAACTTGGTGATAGTGGTAATGGTCCAGTTAACACTGTCCTTGATGCTGTCCTCTCATCCCATAACAATCTCATTCCATTATAAGCCATTGCAGATGTAAGCATAAACGTAAACAACTTCTCTAGCTTCTCTGGTGTCCCTTTCGTTCTAGTTGACCATTTAGCAAAAGCCTCACCATAATTCATCCACCATGACTGAAACAAAAAACCTGTTTTAGTTAATGCTCCTTTAGAGGAAGATATTAACGGTGAATTAGCAGTGTTGTATAAATATTGAGTATCGGCTATAACGTCATTACAAAACACTGCTTTAGCATCTTTTAAGAGATTCCTTGTGCCACCGTGGCCTATTTCCTCAGAGCCTTTCATTACCATTTTAGTGATCTTCTCTGTTGAATCAGCAGCCCTTTGGTGTATCTTCATCTTCTTAAGGAATCTCTTTTTATCGAGGACGCCATTAACCGTATACTTGCTAATGTAATGATCCCATTTAGCAGCAGCAGCAGAACCTGTGACCATCCTATTACTTACATCAGATGACTTATAGATATATAAACAAGTATCCTGGATACCCTGCATGGTAGGTGCATCAAATGTATGTTTACCTATCTTAATGGTTTCACCTAGCTTACTGGCTTTATTCATGAATATCAGGTCTGGAGCGAAGTCCTGTATAGCACCAATACTCCTAACATATTTCACACCTTCCTCGGAAAAGGCTCGCTGGTATCCTTTAGCCAACCAATATATATCTTTAACACCTCCCATATCTGTAGGAACCATCATAAGAGGTTGAAATAGATTACGCATTGCAGAAAAAGGTTTCAATCCTAATGCACCCATATAGACCAGGTTGTTCATTGTCTGAGCTACTCTGGTTATTCTTTCACCTGAAATAGCTAAGCCGAATTGTTTCCTTATAATAGCTGCAACAGTATTATCAGTATCGCTTGTCATTCCAAGCATTCGTTGGATATAATGTTCAGAATACTTCTTTAGTTCTGGAGGAAGATCTTTGATACTTTCTTGGACATCTTTCATATATGGATTAATGTTAAGTTCTTTAGCCTGCATTCTTGATCTGATATTAACCAGATCTGCTAGATTAGTAACTCTTTCACCGGCAAACTCTTCATTCATTCTTGCCTTGGTGTATCCAGATGTCATCTTACCGGGAACACCCTCCATACTTTCTCTGATTACTGGATTTTTACCGATCCTTAATCCATAGTTCTCGGTGTAATCCATAAAGTCACCACCATTAGCTCTAATGGTTAGGCTATTCTTAAGTTTCTTGGCTTTATTTCTTATCTGATATAATTCTTTCTTTGATAAATCCTTCATTGACTTATCAGTGAACCAGTTAAGCTTGCCATCATCAAGACCTTTAATTACCAGTCCCAATATCTTTTCTACGAAATCCTTCTTACCAGACTGTGAAAGGTTGCTTACCGATGACATAGCCTCATCGATGTACCTGTTGATACCTTCAGCTCCATTCATTGATGCTTGGAACCCTATCTTTCCTTTTTCGGTTAAACCTATAGTGTCAAATGCGTGTGTTATTTTCCCTTTCATATGTTCACCATACATAAGATCTGACCACTCAACCCATGATTTAGCTAGCTTTTGTACTGTGTGCGACTTACCTTCGAATAACTCATTCATTGCCTCTTGTGGCCGACCTTTAGCTGTCATAGTGTCTATATCTGTAACCAGCTTACCAGCTTCATCAAGATCTTTTTTACGGTATAGTTCTTTGAATTTATATGAACCTCCTTTTGTGTTTATTTTCCCTAATCCTTTACCTTGTAAGATTGCGTGCCATGACGTTATATTCATGAATGATGATTTATTTGAATTCTCAACCAGCTTACCAAATCTACCATATACTTTGTCTTTCACTTTATAAGTTTTATTGTATTTAGCAAATACCTTTCTTGATGCACGAAACCAGCTAATCTTGCCTATATCTATACCCTTAAGAACACCGTGTTCACGTTTAATGGTGTTTAGTAATACATTGGCTACCATATCTGTAGGTGCGTTCTTCATTGTCAAACCAATTGCATCTTCACCGTATATATCATAAGCAATCTTACTGAATGCAGTATCTGGTTTAATCTTTGTTCCAGTTAAAACTTTATTTAATTGTTTTCCTAAGTGTTTACTATAATGCATTTGTCTTTGAACACCTTGTGGTATATCCCATTCTTTCGATTTCTTCTTGTAAGTCTTTGAATTTCTTATATCTGATAACGCATTCTTCTTAAATCCAGCTGCACCGCTTCGCTTGTTTGTTGTTACCCATGCATCATTCTCACCTTTAAGCAACCTTTCAGCATCTACCTTTGTTAGATTGAATGCTTTAGCAGCTCTATCGACAGGCTTTACATATGTAAACTCTGGGATATCTCTCATAAGCTTATGGGCATATGGGTCTACCTCTTTGAAGTTAACTGATCTCTCTGCTTGCTTCTTAAGTATAGATGCTTTCCTTTTTTCTATTACCTTTATTGCGGCTGCGGCAATCTTAGGGTTATCCCTTGCCATAGCTTTAATAGCTGGCTTTATAACGTTATCAGCTTTCTTCATTGCTGTTGTAGTGGCGATTCTTTTGACAACACTCTTTGCTGATTTCAATATAAATCCTCTTACAGCAAGCGTAGCTGGTGTCAATGCTGCACCGAGTGATGCAAGTGAAAATACTTCTATTCCTAAGATAGCTGCTTTCATACCTGTTGACATTTTACCAAAATCTTCCTTTGAAGATGGGATAAGGAAAGTTTCACCAGGTACTATAAACGATGCTCCTGTTTTAAGAGTAGCGGCTAGCGTTGGGTTTTTTACTGCAAATTTACCTTCCCACGAACCTTTAACGTTTTCCGAGAATTCTGTCTCTTCCTCTACAGGATCACTCCAAAACCACTTACCTATACCTAACGGCAAATGATCTGTTGCTAAATGTGCAGCAGCAGATAGGTTAGGGTTATCAGCAGACCAAGCTCTATCCCAATTAGACATAGCCTCTACACTGAAATCATGTTCAAGTTTTAGTTGTTCCTCTTCTTCCTTATCTCTAATCTCATCGCGACCGATACCAATATAACGCTGCTCTGTTGATTGGCTGTATTTATTATCTCCATCTTCTTTGATTCCAACATATCTTTGTTCTTCCATGTTTATCCTTTACCGTCTCATACGTTTTTCCTTATCCTCTAAGGCTTGTTGTATCGTGAAACCTTTAGTCCTCCTACCTCCGTCTTTTATATATTGTATAGCTAATTTCTCTTCAGCCTCTTCAGGGCTACCCATTAAAGTACCTTCAGCATCATAACACATTTTACGACTAGGATCATAATATACTTTTTCACCAAAAACTTCCGTTTTCTCTTCTGTTGGTATAGGTATCAATCTGAATTTACTGCTACGATATTCGTTGCTTTGGCTTTTAAACCAAGACGGCCTAGGTAAACTACTAGCGCAGAAAGTCCACCCAGGAATGGCACCAGATAGATCGTTGGCTCTTTGTTTAAGGGCTTTAACGCCACCTTCTTTATATGCATCGAATAAAGCTTCATGTTCGTCACTGTCTGGGTTTATTGAATTGACTAACATCTTCCTTATATCTGCTGGTAACTTTGGTATTGATTGACTTGAAACTTCTTGGTCTACTTCACCAAGCTTTGTCATCTTTACACCTTTTTCCATAGAGAAGGCATCTATATTGGTTTGTGCTCTTTGTTTTACGCCGTTCAATGTTAGGTCTGTAGGTTTACCTGTATTAATTTTACCATTATTAGCCAAGACTTCAGTTAGTGTACTGCCTAGATCCTTTATTCTTCTGATTGTCTCTACCTGATTTACATTGTGAAAACTTATATTACCTGCTTTTGTCTTATGTGCGTACATATCAGCGTTTACAGGTACAATACTTAACGGTTCTTTAGGCTCATCACCCATGAAAATACCAAGCCCATTGTTATATTCATCCACCTTAAACATGTAGTCTGCCATACCATGTAAGTCTTCTGTGTCATTAGGCCTCACTGGCGCTTTATTTGTCTCCATATACCATTTCATTTTCTGCCTTCTTGGATTAATTATCGTACTGGCGGCAATCATCTTAGACTCTGCTTTTTCTACAGGGGTCATAAAACTATAAATACTCTTCATGTTTTCATCTAATATATCTCTAGAAGCTTCATCAGCTCCCTTAGATAATTGTCTATAAGCATCAAGAGCTGATTTAACCTGCATAGATCTAGCCCTATCTTGCATCATGTCATACTTTTTAGGTGGAGCGTTCCTCCTTTCTTGGTCATCCTGGAATCTCTGGATACTGTTGAAGGTAGACATCATACTGTTCATCTTTTGGAAATCCATATAACCTCCTTAGTAGTCGGAACTATTGTCTTTAGATTTATTTGCTTTATTCTCTTGTGCAGTCCTTATTAGTTCCTTGAAGAATTCAGTTGTATCATAGTTCTGCGACCTACCATAGCTAACCTCATCAGCACTTACGCCTTTAGTCCATTCGAACTTATCTCTTTCTAGTTGTGTTCGATCGCCGACCTGATCTAAATTTCTTGATTGTGTACTGTAGCTTGTGCTAGCTTCACTTTCTCGCTGATCCATCTGTCTATCTATGTTATACTTCTGTGCTTCGGTTTGTTTATCTACTCCATACTTCTGTGCCGACACCTGCCTCCTTGACTCTATATCTCTATAGGCTAATTCCTTTTTACCTAGAGCGTACTGTTGATCCGCTGCATCACGTCTCTGTTCTATGTCTGATTTTTGTACCTTTAAGCCTTCCTCAACCTCCCATCTCTTGGCGTCTGCTGCCATTTTAAAACTATCTTGACTCCAAGCCATTTGTTCATCAAACTGTCTAGTTGATTCATCTAGCTCAGCATAGAATTGATCCATTGAACTTAAGTATGCAGCTTGCTTCATAGCTTCTGCCCTAAGTGAATCCTCGAATGCACCAGGTTTACTATAAGCTGATTCACTGGGAAGAAACAGTCCTATTCCATTTGCCATTTTGTAATCTCCATTGTTGTTTAGCGTTTATACTTAAAAACCTCTTGCTAATCCCTATAGCTTTCAATAGGTCTTGAGGTGTCTTCTTTGAGAATACTGCATGTCCGCAATCCTTGCAATACCATTGACTTTTATATGAACCACCTATCATTGTGCCAGGCGTGTTATTAACTTCCATTGGAGCCATTGCAGATCCACATTCGTCGCAAGTCTTTAACTTAGAATGAACATGTTTATTAAATGACTCCCTTAACTCCATACTTTTCCTGTTAACTTTGTATTGTTCAGACCTCCATTCGATAAAATCATCGATTTCTATTTCATGTTTCCTTATAAGCTTTAGGAGGTCTACCATTCCATGTAGGACTCCCTGTCCGAATGCTTCTATATCTGCTTTAAATTCTTCTGGTATATACATATTAACATGTCCATAAAAAAAATGATAGTGAACTGGCGCATATGCATCTAGCATACCTCGGATCTCCGCCATATGAGCACCACGTATTGTAATTATTAAACCAGTAAGCATTTACACCATCAGCACAGTTTTCTTCATCAATAACACAAGTGCCAACAGTATTAACCATATCAGTACAATACTCTTGAACCGTATCAAAACCACCCCAATACCCAGATGATGTATATAAACAAGCTGTCTTCCCTACTGGAGCTGTTCCTACCCAACCCCATTGTGAATGCTGTTCCTGTCTCTTATTACCGTAATCAAAATAATACCTAGCCCAACTAGGGCCTAGATTATTCACCCAATACCCAGAGCCAGAAGATACACATTGATCATCATAAGCACTATCATAAGCCCATTGCCCAGTTGTACATCTAACCCAACCAGTTATAGATTCTCCGCAAGCATCGGTTACAGTTATTGTGCAAGATCCACAAGCTGTAGCGCCTGCACTTAATTCATTAACTAAACCTGATGTATCGGAGTGTGTTAAAGAAAAACCTGTCCCAGACTCTGACCAGCTATATGGCCCAACGCCATCTAGGACAGCTATAGTACAGCTACTACTCCTTGCTATAGTTTCGGAGCTGGTGCTATCATCCCATGAGATTGAGGTGTCTGGCGGGCATCCGTATGAACAGTTAAATGGGAAGCTAATCTGTTCGCAGAAATTATCTGCTCCATCGATTACACTTATACCTATTTGATGATCTCCTGAATTAAGATCGAACGTTAGATGTCCTCCTAAATCACCAAAAAAACTATCTTCCTCTGAGGTTCTCCATTCACCTAAGTAGTCAACTAATTCAACTGATACATCTAGATGGTTATCGTGTAACGGATAGTTGGTGCATACCCAAGCCACCAACCAGTCCATCCCATCTGAGCAATCATCTTCATGCGGAGGAACTGGATTATAAATACCGCATGTTCTACACTCACCAGATGGCTCCTCTATCCTAGGTTCCAGTCCACCATTGGTGCTCCCTACAGCTCCAGGTTCATAGCTAGGCCACTCCTGTCTTGGTAACGCTAAATGCCTTGCTCTGTATGAATCGTAATCGTATGGTCTTTCAAATTGAGATTCAACAGCTAATGATTGGTATAGATATCTTTCTGGGTTCCTGTAGTGTTTCAATAAACTATCTTCACTCATTAAATAATTCTTCCTATTCTTCTCTGCCATTAGAAATCAATCTCCCCTCTAGCATCCACAGCATATAGGAATGAGTGTACTTCTAATTCAAGGTCGTCTTCCGTAACTGAGAACTCTAATTGAAATGTACCACAATTCTCATGACTAGCTGAGAGCTTCGGTAACACTAAATCATAACCAGCGTTAGTTAAGTCCATCATATCTGGCTTAGTTAGAGCTGTACCAGACGTGGCCAGGTCTTTAAAGAAATTACATGCGATAGTCTTGGTTGTTGGAGATGTACGAGCTACAGCCTCTATATGGACACCTCTGAAGGTAAACCTCATCGTAGTTGTCATACCTTGCTCAGCGCTAATAGCTCTAGTCTTGATGCTATGGTTTATTCCTTGATCCACATCACTAGTTGTTTTATCAGATGTATCATCTTCAAGCTTCATAACTAATCCACCCCTAGACCCACCGTACACATAATACCGATTATCGGTACCTCTAAAGATTAAGCCTGTTACTAGATCTATTTGCCTTGTCCACTTAGGGTAGAACTCATCAGACACATAATTATAAACCAACTCAAATCCTGCTTGTGTAGCTGAATAAGGAACTATCAAGTGGTACTCATTCTTAAGCCTATCGACAAAGCTCTGACAGTTATCTAATTTTGTGGCTTCAATAGCTGTTGAATATTCCGTATCAAAGAAGTGATTAACTGGCCCTGATACTTTCTTAGGCTTTCTACCATCAAACACATAGATACCATCTGTATCCATCCATATAGCTATAGACATTGGTTCATCAGTTTTAATAGATGGGAACCCTGTCTCTATAACTTGCACTGTCTTAGGTGAACAACATCCAATAGTCTCGCATACTTTAGCTGGCCCAAACGTTGCTGGGCTATATCCTTCCAGGAGCCATACCTCATTAGCTTTAAATATTATAAGTTCATGGTAGAAATGGGCTGCTGCAACTATCTTACTCATATCTCCCAATTGGTTTATGTGACCACTATCGCTACCAGAGAAACAATCAGGACGATCAACACATGAATACCTTAACCTGTTTGGGTATTCAACTTCACCCCACATAAATAATCTATTCTTAAACTCTATAACACCGTCAACTGCATCGAGGTCTTCTGGTTTATTTGCTACGACTATTGATGAAACCCTTATATCATCTACAGCATTGTCCAGTGTTCCATTTGTGCCTACTCTATACCAATAGCCTGGTACACTGTCATGTGGCCTTGACCCTCTACATGGTACAACCGTGGTTCTATCGAATGAAACTAAAGCTGACTGGGACAACGTTTTAGTCTTTGATGAATCGTCAAGGGTTCTATCATCAAGTGTTCCTACACTAGTCCAACTATCCCCGTCCCAAACATCTATCTCGTCTATATCTATTACTGCTGTGTTTTCATAACCATCTACAACTGCAAATCCTACAGCTATTATAGGTTCTATGGTTTTAATATATATCCAGTCACTAGTGGTGTGTCCATCCATCTGCATGTAGGTTCCAGTAGATTCATTAGTTACTTTACCTGTTAAGTTAGCATATTCCTTTGAAGTATCATTGTATTGCCTAACTGCTGCCGGATACTCAAAGACACCATTCCATTTATTAGTTACTTCACACATATCGTATTCAACTTTACACGATGTGATCTGTGTACCATCTGTAAGCGCTGCGCTAAACTCTACTTTATACCAGTAACCCATTTGATTGTCTATTAACGACATTTCATCTGCTGCGTTTTTGGCAAAAGTTATATCACCATCCTGTGCAATGGTTGCTCCACCTGATATTGTACCATCTGTTCCAACTGCATCAGTCCAGGATCCTGACCTCATGGCATACAATGTCATAGCTACCGTTTCTGAATTAACAGTTGAACCAACCTCTATACTTATTTTACTTAACCTTTCAGGGGCACATATGTAAAGGTCATCTGTTGCGGTATCTCTAAGAGATGCATATGTGGTTGTTTTCCCATCTGTAACCCTCTTAGTGTATGAATGTATTTCTGTAGCTGATCCAGTTCTGAAAATCTTAAAACCTGTACAGTAAGGATTATCACCACCCCACGTTAAAGGTACTGAACCATCAGCATAAAAGAACTGATCATTAACCATACAGGAAAAGCCTGGTTGAGTCGTACTTAGGTCTGAACTAATACTACTACCAAATGTAGTACCATCAGCTGGTGGGTCATTAGTTGCATCGTGTAAATTCCCATTATATTGTGCCATGAAATGGTAATCATCGTTTAAAGGGTGTGTATACTGGTGAAGAGATAGGATACTGTTAGCACCAAGGGTAGTAGAATTATGAAGAGTACAACCCTTTCTAACTTTCCAACCACCAAGAGCGCTAACCTTCCTCATGTTTAATCCATCAGACACACTTCCGGCTGGTAATAAAGTTGCCGGAGTTACTCCATCATATTTTCCGTTTAACGGCTCTTTAAATAGTTTCATTATGTTATTAGGTCTCCAAACATAACGCCATCAGCTCCGACGTTTCGGCTTTCAATCCATTCTTCAACTATCTTCCTGGCGTTCCTTGCTTCTTGTATGTAATACGATATTACCTTTTCATCCATTGTTGCTCCTGGTCTCATTAGGGAACTTACAGTTGCGTCCCATACTATGTAGGAGTGCATTTCTTCCGGAATCATCGGGATGGTACCATATACCGTGTCTGTTGAAAATGTCCCTGCTGCTGTGGTACATACACCTGCTGCTGTGTAATCGGTAATAGATGTTCTTATGGCTGATCCAGTTCCTGATATGATCTCTATCTCTGCGTCGTTGTAGTAATCAACTCGCATAACCGGATTGAGCGCTGTAGTTAAGGTTAGTGAAGTAGCTGCACCAGCATCTGCGTAATCAGATATACCGCTCGTGTGTAGGTCTGGGATTCTTCTTTGATACCAGATTGTTAGCTCTGTTGTGTAATCATCTTCATTGACCATCAATCCATCCATAACGGGATATACTTCAAGACAAGTGTCATTTAAATTTCTACTAATAGACCTACCTTTTATTGACGGTAAGAAATGTACAACACGCCCAGTTTCTTTAACTTCTATGTATGCAATCTTTGAACAGTTGGATGGGTAAGTTATTAGGCTAGCTACAGGTGTTATGTCTGCGCTCTCGATTAACCATCCACCTTGGGCCATAGACAACATTTGAGCCACCTTTCTCTGGCTAGCGTTTATTCTTCTTAGGATGTTTAAGTCAGTCCAATGAGAAGCAGTTTCTTCTCCTATATTTTCTCTTACCATTTCGAGCATGAAAAACGCATTCATATTTATCTCCTATTATTGTTCTTCCTGTGGCCCTTGCTGCTGCGGTTGCTGAGTCGGTTGTGGCTGTGGTTCTTCTTTCTTAAAATTCATTCCGTCCAGCTCGTGGGTAGCCTCTTGTGGTAACTGTTGCGCTAAGCCTTCAAATCTTTTGGTTAGTTGGCCGTACATTTCCTGAAGTGTTTTAAATTTATTCTGCTGAACCATTATTTGTTTCTTCAACATAGTCTCTATAAGTTTTAAGCTTTTATATTTCTTGGACCATGACACCTGTTCAGGTGTTAATTTATATTTCTCTACATTCTCACCTTTAATGTCCATTAGCTATTACCCTCACTAGTTTTTTTATGTTAGATGGTTTATTCTTAAGCATCGTTCCATTCATAAACCTTTTCGGTACTTGAACCCTCAAACCTTTAGTGTACCATGCAAGCTCCTTTGAGCAATCAGATAATCTATCGTTCAACCTTTTACGCTTAGCCCTTAATATGTTTTCATCCATTTTATCAAAGTATCCCATAATTTCCTCTACAGAGTACTTTCTAAGATCATTCTTTTGTAAGTTTAAAATAATATCAGCTCCAACTTCCCTGAACGTTCTATCTTGTGTTTGAATAGTCATAACGTGTCTAGCTCTTGGATTCAATCTTTTCTTTACTCTACCACCTTGCCCAATAAATTTCCAAACCTCCCATTTATTGGAAACATTATCCCACACAATATCAAGTTCTTTATCTAATGCTTGTAATTGTTTCTTGAATCCAACGTCTGCAACCATCACACCATCGTTTGTGGTCCTAAAACTATTAAATCTTCTATTATCCATCTTATTCCCTATTTTTTTAAAAACTTATTTCAAAATGGATTAAGATAAGGTATCGTCAATCCACGTTCTCAATATAAAGCTTACCTTGCTATCTAAATTATACTAAAGTCTACCTATGTGGCTAATATTAAGCCTGGTGGGATTTGTCTGATTTAGCCAACGATTACTGAAACCTCCTTCTATTTCCCTACCAGTGGAGTACACTAGTAGGAAAATAGAATAATTCTAGCTTGTGTGATCTGGAGATATTGGTAATCCGATATAAGTTGCATCGGCTGCTGACCATACAGTGTTAAATAAAACACCGGCCTCTTTTGTATTGTCGGTTACATCTGTTACATTATACATCTGACAATTTTTAAAGAAGACTCTATGAGCGGTTGTAGCTGGCCCAAACTTAACACCGAGTGCCAGGTTTGATGTCCAAGAAGAAGAGTTGTTGATAAAGATACAATCTTCGAACATCGTCCATCCGTAAGTAACTGACGAACCAATCTCTACATAGTAAGGAGTGGTTGCGCTTGACATTGAAAGAATTTTACAACCCTTGAAGATATTCCTACTTGAATCAGTACCAACTCTAATTACAGAGTTAGCCGCTGACCTGGCTACAGTTTCAATCCCTAGCGTACAATCCTCAAATAAAGTTTCCTTAGCACCAGTTAGCTCGATAGTAGAATAACCTGCTGTACCGGATTCAGTAGCATTCATTGGCCCACCAAAATGGCATTTCTTGAATGTATTCCTATCACCGGTAACTTCTACGTTATGGAGGTTAGTTGCACTACCCCTGCCATGCATCGTATAGATATTAGATAATAGATTACCGTATCCACTTACAGTAATTAAGGCATCAAAGTCATCACTATGACCAATACGTGCCCTGTGATTCATAGCTGCGTCTGGATACATACCTACTAAGTGTGTCATGTTCTTGTCGAAAGTTAAGGCAGCAGCTTGTGAATGACTATCTGGAGATAATAAAATAGTATCGTTACGGCCACTCTCTACATTAACGTAAGCATCACCGATAGTAGGATGTAGTTTACCTGACTCGACTTTCCCATCAAGGAACTCATGAGTGTTACCATCAACGGTAGCAACGTAATGAATATCTGAAACACCGGCAACACCCATACCCTCTATAATTCTTCTAATACTTGGATCTAAATTTCTTGCTTTTATCATTTTACATTCCTTTTCTGTTTGTGAAATAGTTTACCCTTTTTGAGATAAGGTGAAATTCCTTACCCCAAAAAGATACTAAAGGATTTTAGTTAGAATAACTTAAGTCACATATAACTCCCTGGTGACTCCTATTGTAACAACCCATCTCAGCATAACGAAATAAGGTTGCTTCATATTGGTCATATCCTGAAACAGGTCTCAAGATCTCACCATTCTTTGACATCCAATCGTAATCTGACATATAAAAGATAGCAAAGTCACTTAAGGTAAGAAAGTAAATCTCACCATCGATCGCATCTGGATCAGTTACTAGTGGAACACCGTTAAAGTCCTTAGCCATGTGCCCATACTTAAGTTCCATATCGGCAAGGAAACTATGATCAGCTCTCCTAATCGCAATCAGCTCACGTTTGATAGCTTTGGTTGTATAGATCATGCTTGGCCCAATACCTTTACCAGCAGCCTCTTCAATATTATCAAACATCTTTTGCATCATGTTCTCGGTTAAAGCCCTTTGTCCAGCGTAACGTCCTGAGCTATGGGAATCAACAAGAGATTTCCACCAAGAGTAAGTATCAACATCAATGCCTTGTAGGGAATCAGTAGAACTTCCACCAGCATCAGTTCCATCAGTAAGAACGATGTCATCAATATTAGTATCGGTTACTAGACCCCTAAGCCCCATCATCTCTTTACGATTAGCACCAGTAGATTGAGCACCTAAACTTGATGGTCTTGCGTAGAAAGTTCCAGCAGCTTCAGTAGTGCTAGGGTCAGTACATGTAATTGTATCGTACGTACCATCAGTTGATTCACTAACAGCTGATACAGCCATATCAGTTGTACCTACAGTATAAGTAGCTGCACCACTAAAGGTAGCACCAACAACAGGTACAACATCGCCACGCTCACTCATATACTTTCCACCGAAGGTAGAGCCAAAACCATCACCACCTGTTGCGTTACCTCTGTATTTTTTCTGTAATGTTTGTGAAGTACCACTTGCTGTAGACCTCCACCTTGCCAATGTCCCATAACCAGCACCGTTCATCATACGGTTAGTTTCTTTTTTGATATCGTTAGAGATACCTTTAACTTCTGAATCAAGCATCCTAACAGCAGAACCCTTGGAGTCACGGGTAGATGCTAAACCAAGACCAGACAATTTGATCTGGGCATAATGCTGTTTCATTGGAACTGATACCGTTTTGTATTTCTGATAATTAGCAGTTGGTAGCGCATCACCTTCGTTCCTGGAACCAGAACCAGTTGATCTTCCATAATGTACATCAAACACGGCTTCATTACCCGATACAGCTTCAGTATTCTTTTCGATAAAAGCTGACAAGATATTCTCATTATTGTTCTCTTCTCTTAGAGCATCAAGATAATAAGTTCTTAACGCTTCGTCATACGTAGTAGTTGTTGCGTGTGCCATTATACTTAACTCTCCTTCCTAGTTGAAGACACTTTGTTTACTAACTCAAGTGTTGCCTGCATAGGTGTCATAGCTCCTTCACCACGCCTGAAGGACATCTTATTCTTCCCTTTAATAGCTACAGCACCACCACTTGGGTCTTCTCCAAAGATCTTATTTTCGTTAAATTTATCGATATTTACATTATACTTCTTAGCAAAAGCCATTTCCTGTTCGCTCACGCTAGCGGTCTTCGTCTTGCTAAAGCCTTCGGCATGTTCCCATAATGATTTGCGTTTATCACTCATGGCTGCTCCAAACACTTGTGAGATATCGTTATCGTTTAAATTAGAAAACTTAGATTTGATCTCTCCTTGGAGATTATTCCTTATAAGATCTGTTTGGGTCTTATCGATCTCCTGTAATTTGGAATTAATACCTGATAAAGCTCTTGCTACCACATCATCGACTGACTCTTTCATCTCTTTGTGATCAATACCTTTAACAGGTTTATTCTCACTTAGACTAGTTAGCGGTTGTCTCTGTGGTTGCGGGGGTTGTTCTTGTTTTATTATATGTCCGTTCTCATCTATAATCCCCTCTGAAACCAGATTGGATACAGCCGAGAATGAACCGTCTACATTTGCTAGAAACGTATCAACATCAGTATCATACTTAGATACCATGTTCATGATTTTATCCGCTTCAGCAACCTTATCTTTATTTTGATCTACTATTTGTTGAACTTCTTTTTGGGAAAAAGCCTGTGCCTCTCCGTCTACCATGAGTTCAACTGTTGCTTCATTATTCTTTTCTTCTGACATTTACATCTCCTATTCTTTTTCTACTTTATCACCTTCAAAAACCAGTAACTCACCGGCTCCACCAGCAGCCATAGACATAGATATAAAGCTATCTAAGATACGACTGAAACTCTTTCCCTTAGTATTATTTACAACCTTCTGCATTTCAGGCTTATGGTTTGCCTCTATCTCTTTCTCGGTTTTATCTATAATTTCTCTTTGATACATAGTCCAGATCCCTTCTGCATCTCTTATTTCCTCAACAAACATGTTCCATAAAGTCTCAATGCTCTTATCCATTATTACCTCCCTTTAATTCTTTCTGTTGTCTTAGCTGTTGCTCCATGGCTTGTTGCATGAATTTCTGGTGCATAGCTTTATGATATCCCATATCTGCTGAGAATATAAGAAATGCCCTTGGGTTCTCTATTTTTAATCTTTGGACTTCCCTAGATTTCTCAAATAACGTGTGAGATCCATAATGGACAGGATGGTTATCATACTGGTTAACGACAATCCTTGACCCAGGTTGCGAAGCAATGGCCTTATTTTCAAGTTTAGCATTTTGTTCATCTAATTTTACCTCCGAATAGATATCTTTAACAGATGCATCATCAAGCATATTCATTACATGCCTAGATACTTCTGGATCATTAGGATCACCATATAGACCTTCCCTTCTTCTCTGTAGTATCTGAGCTTGTCTACCAGTCCTTGAGTCTGGAAGAGAACTACCTTTCTTTATTACAACATCAGTATTATCCCTAAGGTCTGCTCCCTTAAACGCTAACACTTCCCAATCTTTATCGCTGCCGATTATCTTAATCATCCTATCATCGGTGTAGCCTTTCTGGATACGCCTTAATACTCGCTTCATAACCTCTTCGAGCGCTTCCTCGAAGATAGCGTGCGTAGGAATGACACCGTAAGAGTCTTGCTCAAGTAGTAGCTGAACCATGTCGCCGGACCTAATATCAGACTTATTGGTTCCTTGGGATACTTCATGTTGATCGAATAACCCCATTAAGCTATTGGCTATCTGCTGTAGCGCAATATCGTATGTTCTGGGTAATGAAGATAATTTCATTTGTTCTGGCTTATGTCCCATTACTGGTGTATAGAGCATTGTTTGACCATGACTATCATCTGGTGCAACTTCCATTCTACTACCTCTAGGAATAAGAAATTTCCCCCTTGCCATCGATCTATTAAACTCCGCTATATCAGATATTTGTCTATTCCATAACTTCTGTAACCAGATACCAGCTTCTATAGTTGCCATACCCCAGAACACTCCTGGAATCTCTTGATCTTTAAAGTGCTCTATATTATAATGATTGAATGGGTAATCGCTTCTATGCAACACTACACCATTAGCAGCTATTATATGTAAACCTTTTGGATGATCAGTATTGGGTTTTAGATCCATCTCCATAACCATCGCACCATCAATATCTCCACCAGTCTTACCGCTGCTACCAGCCAGTAACATTTCAGAGTTAACTATTCTATCAGCTCTTCTCTCCGCCGCAACCTCTCTACCCCTTTTAAACCTACCTTTAATGTAATCCAATGTCCTAAATTTAGCTTTAATTATCCAGGGCTGTTCGCGTAAGTCATCATCACCTAAACCATACGCAGGAACATAAATGTCAAACGGTGACCATACACCGCAATCAACGTCGCCAGTATACTTAACTTCACCTGTCTCAACGTCTAACTGAGATGTTCCTTTTTTGGGATCCCATCTATCATCCAAGAAGGCATTACCACAAGTATAGATAAAACCAGCAAGCAACCTCATCTTCTTTCTCATCCTTGCTTGACCCCAAAAGGATTGCAGAACCTTTTCTGCTGTTCTTGCTGCTTCTATATCATCTTGGCTACTTGAATTAGGTACTACAGACATAACAGGTGTATTCCTTATCAACCTTGAAACCTGTCTCCTGTAGTATGGTAATAGCTTATTGTCTACTATTCTTAACCTACCCTTTCTTAACATCGCCTGTTGTAACATGTTAGCTGAACTATTGAAGAAGCTATATTGCCTACCTGAAATAAATGCAAGGTTAATTAACCATTTACGTTCATAGGGTAATCTAGAAGTTGCTCCAACATTGAAATTCTCTAAGACAGTAAACCAAAGATCATCCTTTGTTTTTTTCCTTAATGACTTCTTCATTTTTTCTACTGATTTATTTTTCATGAACCACCCCATATATCAGCTAGTGACCTTCTCATCATATCTTCAAAAGAACGCTCAAGAGCTTTGTCTGTTAAACCAAAGTTAATAGCTTCCACGATCTTCTTTTCAACCATCCTGGCTTGCTCCTCCAGTTTGTCACCTTTATAACCTTTCTTTGAGTGAGCAACTTTATCTTTAACTAATCCCTTATGGCCTTCCCACATCTCTTTATAACCCTTCTCATTCTTCTTCGCTAACTGTGTACCATGCACGCCTATCTCATGCCATACACTTGTCTTAGTTGCTCCTGAATAGAATTTAGTTTTACCAGTTGTTGCACTAAATGTAGCCTTTGCTCCAGGAAGTTTCTTTGACATTATCCTCATTTCAACAGACTTAGTATTCTTCAGTAGTGACTCTGGCATAATTGATATCTGTGACTTCACATCAGTATAAGACCTTTTAAAATTTTGGTAGTGTTTTTTTAACAAATCGGTTTTGGCTGAGTCATTCTTTACCTTCTTTGCTACATCAGCAAAAGCCCTCATAGCTTTATTACCTGAATTTTTTAATTGGCCTAGTGCTACTTTTCTTGTTAAAGGTTTCTCTACAGCTTCTTTCATCAACCCACTGAGTAGGCCCATTTAAAAACCTCCTTGCATATTATACTCTCTAAGGTATTCCTTATATCTTATCTGATCTTCAGCTTCAGGGTTAACTTCTTCCTCTACTTGTTCAGGTTTATCTATGTTGTGAACCCTATTCCTGAAAGAAGATCTCTTCTCACCCAGTGGGCCAGACTCTTCAAGATTGTTTAACCCTGACTGATAATCGTTTTCGTAATCACCGTAACTATCATCTGTAGCAACCCTCTTTCTCCAACTCTGAGCTTTCCGTTGTGGTTCATTGTGTACTGGTTGAGGTTGAATTACTGGTTGCTCGTATGTCTCCATGAATTGTGCATAATCTTCTTTACTTGAAGGTGTATTTATGGGAACTAATCCTGGCCCACCATGTGATTGCATATACTCATCATAGCTACTTATCATATCTCTTATACCTCCTTATCGTCAAACGAAACAACCTCGCCTGATAATTCATCGTCATCCCATTTAACACCATGTGTTTCGCAACTATCAGGCTCATAACCGCTATGGATTAAACCTTTAAAGGTCTTAAGTATCTCAGCTGTTTGTTTATATAAAAGGTCTGTCTGTTTATTTAGAAGGTCAAATGCCATCTTCATGTGATCCTTACCAGAAGAAGTCATCCCCCCTGTTAAAGATGTTTTGTGCTCTGATTTGTTCATTGCATTGTTCTGTAACTGTTTTTGTTTTTCCAATCTGCTCTCCATTTGGGATATGTGCCTCATGCCAAGCTTTCGCTTCTGCTATAGGCTTTGATTTCATAGACGGTGCTAGTTGATCAACTTGGATAGCAATACCAAAAGCCATAACCATATCATCATGTGCACCTTTCTTCGCTCGTGCTTTACCTGTTGAAGTTCTTATAAAGGTAAGCATTTCACCTATTAATCTTTGACTATGTATAGCACCAGCTTCATCTATCAACCATTCTTTAATGCCAGATATTAACTCTCTCTTTGAAGCTGAGTCTGTTCTCCATCCTTTCTTAAATGTAACACCGTTATTTACAACATCATATCTTGGAGCCATAAATAGGTTAGGTATGTCAAGATCTACAGCTTTATCGAATGTAGATAAGCCAGGCCCTGTTGTTTCAATAGCAACCCACGGATAATCTTCTTCGAAAGTAAATAGAATAGCTATTATCTTTATAATTCTTGCCATAAGAACTTCATCTAGCCTTGAATAATAAGTTGCCGCTATAGATTTAAGATTCCTATCATATACTATAACACAAGCATAATCACCATCTTCAGTACCTTCAACTATATCAGCTGCTATAACATATTCATGATCTTTATTAGGGTCTGTATAGCAAACTAAATAATCCTGTCTATCTAAAGGTTTGTCTACCTTTTCGCTCGAGAAATCCTCATGCATTAAGTGGTAGTATGACACTGGGTTATCATTAAGTTCTCTTAAAACCATTAAGTAGTCAAGAGCCGTTCCACTAAATACAGGGTTACCGGATCCAATATAACAGAGATTTATCTCCTGATCCATCTCTTGCTCATCATACCTAAGACTTTCCTTGACATACCATGGAGACTTTAAAACTTCTTTCGGTTTCCATTTATCACCTAGTCTACCTTTAGTATTCTCATTAGGTGCAGGCCAAACACAGTAAATGTTTTTAGATTTAAGTGGATGCATCGGCCAACGTAATGTTATTTTCCTGGTGATTCCGCTTGTAACTAAATCATAATACTTACAATTTACCCCAAAAGGAGTACCTATGGCAATCCTACATAGAGATGCACCAGCTCCAGATGTCCATGCTTTAGCATCAGTGTCTTTCCATTTAGAAAACTCATCGTAAAAGATAGCTTTATATCTTCCACCAGTTGAAAACTGTACATTATTGGATTCTCCTGTTAAGACTGAGCCTGTAGCTGGATTGATTAACTTTAGTTTATTGTCATGTTCTTTAACATCATACCCTTTAGGTACTAACCATTTAGGCAACCTAGCTATCACATACCTAAGCTTAGGAAATAGTGACGACATATTACCTCTATCATCAACAAACATTTCCTTCCTTGAGCCAAGTAAGAAGTCATTCCCTGGTTTCGGGCTTAGCCAAAACCATAACATAACTAAACATATCATCCACGTAGCACCCATATCTCTACACTTTTCCCAGACAACATCCTCTCCTACTTCTATAATTCTCTTTAAATCAAGAATAGCGTCATCCTGGAAAGGGTATGTTGCGAACGGTAGGTGAGACATAACAGCAGTGGGTCTTGGATCATAAGTAAAGAAAAACACATTAAAAGCAAAGACTATATCTTCGTAAAACAATCTCTTTAATGATTCCTTAAGTATAGGGTCTCTTTGAGCTTTCTTTAATATCTTGCTACGCCATATAAGGTTCTCTCTTGGGTCTTTTGGATATTTAATCTTATCCATATATTACCCCTATTCTTCATCTGAATTTATTATACTCATAACATTATCTATCAACTCATTGTTTGACATCTCCTTGACCTGAGTATGAGCATGTAAGTTTAATATCTTCTTAGGTTCCTCGCCATTCTGTTTTGAGTATCCACCCCTATCTAATATTTCTAAAGCAATCTTTGTCGTAAGGCTTTCGTTATCGGAAGTCTTCATTGTATTTATTAATAGGTCAAAAGCATCTGCACATGAGTTTATTATAGATTGCTTAATGTCTATAACGCTTGAATCAACCATCTGATCTAACCTATCTTTATACTCTTGAAAGTCTTCCCTTTTCTTTAGGTTAGCCATGTAAGTCCTGGATCGCTTGAACTTTATCCCTAGTTGACGATTAGATGTATTCTCAGTCGTTGTAACCATGTAACGTGCTATAGCTTTCTGTGCTCCATTTAATGGTTTTAGTTGAGGTTTTTCCTCTTCAACTACTTCAGGTTCAGGGTAAAGCTCAGCTCTATGTTTCTCTAGTAGCTCGTTGAAATCTTCTCTACGACGCAAAAAGCCTATAGTGTTAATATGTTTATTGAAACGTTTAGCGATTTCCTTATTAGTAAGCCATCCGGATGCTTTAGCGATATGTTTAGCTATTGCTTGTTGTTCATGTGTTAGTGGTCTCTGTGCCATTACTGCTCTCCTTCCCTCTCCAGAAAGACCTCTTGCCACAATACTTTACAGCTAAGTAGAATTTATGGGCCATCTGTTTCCTTAACCAGTTGACCAGTTGAAATTTAGAGGGATTATTTTTAATGGTCGTTAACATATTTTGGTAAAATATACTATCGGAGTACTTCTTATCTACACTAGTTTCCCCAAAAGCATACATCCAATCATGTATTGCGCATGATTTACGCATACATAGTCCTAAGAAACGATCAGGAACAAATATATCACCTAACTTGCCTGGGCCACAACCTCCTTTACCTATAACATTTGCAATCTGTTGCTTAGTTGCATAAGCGTAACTACATGGCTGTTTACCATACGGTGATGGTATATATAAGTCTTCAGTATTCATGAATCCTCCTAGAGTGGGAATAAAATCTTCAAGGCAAAATCCTTAAGCTTACAAAGAAATGATCTACTATTATATTCTACAGCATTATCTATGGTATCAGCAGTCCATCTATCTAAGTCTGCCATTGTACCTCCAAGATTTAGAATACTAGCCATCGCAGTCGTTACTTCAGATAGCAGTTTTAATTGATAATATTCCATATATTGGATATTGTCCCTTTCCATATTAATCCTGTCTAGTTTTACTTCGATAGGTATTCTACCGTAATAATAAACACCTCTAAGCTCAGCTCGATTAACGGCATCATTGAAACTATCATAATCAAGTAATGCCCTACTTAATGCTAATTGTATCTTTTGTTCTCTTATTGAAATCATGCTACCTCCATCTATGCATAATAATCTTGTGTGATCTTACTGGATACATAACCTTAACACATCTATCATATGGTATAGACCAAATAATCTTATATTGAGGTCTTTTATATGAGAAGCAATAAACCAATAATATAACCGTAGAAATAAAAAACACTGTAAAGATGGGAGCTACAATTAAGAATATCCCGTTTTTATTTGTTCTATTTTTTATCATGATTTCTCCCTTCGCTTCTTTCCCATTTATCACAATGTATCTTAGCATTAGGTGTGAATTTATGGTAATCAAACCAACGTTTATGAAGTAGACAATACCCACACCCTGGATCATTGTCGCCTTCTTCTCTTTCTTTAAATGTAAAGTGTTCGCAAGTACTACAATGTTTAACCGCTGGAGCGTATTTAGCTCTTGGCATTAAAACCTCCATTCTTCCTTCCATCTATCTAGGTCTTCAATCGATGCACCATTATCTAGTAATCTAGACATTGCAGTGGTAGCTTCTGATAGTAACTCCAACTGACAGCCTCCCATCTTCATGATAGCTACTCTATCAGCTATCCCCTTCTCCATCTTATCATCCTCAGTCATACCTTTGTAATAAAAAACACCTCTGCGTTCAGCGTTATGTACTGACATACGAAAGCTATCGTAATTAGATATTGCTTTAATTATTTTCTTGCTTAATTTTCCCTTCGTCATCTATAACCTCTTCAACATATACTGTTTTATCCACATAATGAGAAACCACAAGCACGGCATTCTTTACAACCTCCACTGTGTATCATTGTCCCACCACATTTAGGACAATCACCCTCTGGGGTAATCGCAGCATGCCTGGCTAAGATACTACTTATAGCATCTGGTATTGATTTGATTAATCCACCTGGGGTTAAGGTCGGATCCCCACCAGCTATATCACTCAATTGGTTAATAATCTTTTCAACTGGGACACCATTCTTCAAGCATAAACTGATTAGTCTACCTGTTGTTTCACTAAATGCTCTAACGCTATCACCTGACTTACCAACAGTCACGAAGACGTCATACAGTGAATTATCGTACTCAGTAATGGTAACGTATAATGTTCCCTGACTTAACTTAATCCTATAAGTCTTACCATCTAGCCAATCTGGTCTTTCGCCAGTTCTTACGTTTACTGCTTGGTCTTTAGATATTACATTTAATGCCTGTTGATCCCTACATCCATCCCTAAATACCGTTATACCTTTACATCTATACTCCCAAGCCATTATATATGCTGCTTTAATATCGTCTACTGTGGCATTGTTTGGCATATTAATTGTTTTAGATATTGAACTATCTATATACTTCTGAAATGCTGCCTGTATCTCTATATGACGTTCCCATGGTATTTCGTGGGCTGTCTTAAACACATCCGAAGGCATATCAGGGTCGTAATATTTATTTTGGTAAAAATAAACATTATCACCATCGGTAGTCTCCTTAGCATAGTTAACTGCAAAGATAGGCTCAACACCACTTGAGCAATCAGCTATCATACTTATAGATCCTGTTGGTGCTATAGTGGTTTTTGATTCAAGCACTACACCTCCGGTATAAATGGTATTTATACCTAATATATTTACGATGTCTCCGGCAATAGCAACAGCCTCGTCTGAGTCATAGGGGACTTCCATCTGAATCAACATATCAGCGAACCCCATAATACCTAACCCAATTCGCTTGTTCCTTAATGTAGCTTCTTCGATTTCAGGTAATGGAAATTCTGTATGATTTAACACCTCTTTGAGATAGTTAACTCCTACAAGGATTAAGTCTATAAGTTTATCCTCATCAATCTTACCGTCAGTAACGCAGTGGGCAAGGTTGATAGAGCCTAACACACATGACTCATAAGGTAGAAGAGGTTGTTCACCGCAAGCATTAGTAGCCGTAAATAACTCCTTACCATCACCTTCCCTATCTTTATTAATAGTATCTATGAATATTATCCCTGGGTCACCAGTCTTGTGTGCTTGTGTAGCTATCTCATCAAATAGCTTATTCTCTAATTCATGCCCTAAAAGAACTCTTTTCATGAAATCATCAGTAACAGAAACTGATATATTAAAGTTTTGGAGTTTCTTGCCGTCTGATTTACAATGAATAAATTCTCTAATATCCTCATGACCTACATCAAGGATTCCCATACTAGCTGCCCGTCTTCTACCTCCTGCTTTAATTTGGTTAGATGCTTCATCAAATACTTTCATAAAAGATACTGGCCCAGATGCTACTCCGTTGGTACTGAGTACCTTTGATGACTTACCTCTTAATGGTGAGAAGTTTATACCTATCCCACCACCATATTTAAATACTATTGCACATTGCTTAACTGTTTCAAAAATATCTACTAAGTCATCCTTTATAGGTAAGACATGACATGCCGCAAGATACGGCGTATCAGTACCTACATTCATTAAGACCGGAGATGATGGTAAGAAGTCGAGGTTAGCAATGGCTTGCCTAGTCTCATCCTTAAAATCATCGTCCACTATAGATACAAGCCTATCAACAAGGCCATTAAAGTCCTCACCTTCTTGGTAATACCTTGACTGTAGTAGTTTCTCTGCGTTATCTGTTAATCCTTGTTTTTTCAATTTAGAATATTTCCTATTTTTTTTTAATTAATTGAATAGTATTTAGATTAATTTGTCAAGACTTATTTCAATTAAAAGATTTTATATCATCCAAAACGCAATGAGGTCTCTTATCAGCTTCTATTAGAGCATCTTTAACTCTACAAGCTCCTTCAAAAGCTTTATAACTGCCGTGATATTTTTGTTTACCTCCCTGACCTGTATGCTGAACATCCCACATTCCTTTGGATTTATTAAAAGTAACACCTGATTTTCCGGATGTGTTATGGCTTTTTTCCTGAGAATTACAGTGGTGTCCTATTTCCATTAAGTTATCAATTCGATTATCATCCCGAACATGATTGATATGATGGATTTCATTTTCTGGAAAATATCCTTGAGTATAAAACCATGCAAGTCTATGTGTAAGGTAAGATTTACCGTTAGCTCTGATTTGTCGATAACCAGACACCTTATTTAAACTCCCAGCAAGCGCACCAGTTTTTACATTTTTTTTGCTACATCCTTTAACCAATAAAAGTTACCAGTATCGGGATCGTACCTCAGAATTTCTTTTAATTCTTCCTGTGTTAATCGTGTCAGGCTCATTTGTCTCCCTTGTGAGAATATAAGGGGTGAACTCTAGCTTTATGTTTTTGTTTACGAATAGTGTCTGGATGTACTTGTATATGGAAATGTTTGCCTAAGCCAACATCATGATAAACACAGACCTGTATATATTTCCTTCTTGGATCATAGATGAAAGCATCGTTAATAAGAGTAGCTATCCGCTCTGGGTCATCAAATACCCAACTCCTTACATCGACCGCACGTAAAGGTAGCTCACCATGTAGGTCGTCAGAGTGTCTCTTCTTCCTAGCTGACTCAGTTATGGTCAGCTCTATACCAGAGTCTAGTATGAACTGGATAACTTCCATCAGTATGGGATGAATCTCAACTGCGAATCCCATTAAGACTTCTTCATCTTTAAAGCTAATCTTCAACATTAACAGCTACTCCTTTTAACTATTTTCCTTGTCCGATTCCCTCATTGCATCTATATAAAATGACATTGCTGCTTTTCTTATTACCTCCTTAGATCTCCTATCGGTTTCTTTGGCTGTATCTGAAAGCTTATCTCTCCTAAAGAATTTAAAGATATTAAACATTGCTATTCCTCACTATTTGCAATTTCTTGCTCCTCGAAGTTCTCTTTAGATACCATCTTCACATGCCCACATGATTTACATTTGATAAGGTAACATCTCTTCTTAAGAAAACTATCCGGCTCATAAAACATGTAACCCATATCGGCTACGATTTGCTTGTCGTCTTCTCTAATTTTTTCCAAAAATCTTCCTCCTCATTGATGATTCCAGTATCGAAAACACCTTTAAAGAACGTATCAATAAGCTCGTTAAAGGTCATAATTTTACAATCATCATTATCTTTAAGCGGTATCATTTCTATCTTATCGTCTTTCATGTAGCTCCTAGTCATATTGGAAGTTCTTGTTTAAGGCCATGGTTCTTCTGAGCATCAAGCAATGAGGCTCTTAAGAGCGGTGTATCCATAGCATCCACACCGTTACAACCGTCATATCTAAATTTAAGTGTAATCACTCTCTTACCCGTAATCTTTCGCCCAAAGTCATCAGTCAAAAAGCTCAATGTATAATGTGTTTTATAATAATGAAATCTCATAATACAGCCATCTTTACCAAGGGTCTCTTGAGCATCTACACCTATTTCCGCTAACATATCTATTATCTTTCGTCTTTCTTCAGTCATTGTTTTATTCCTTTATTACATTGATTCGTTTCCACCACCAGCAAAATATTTAGCATCAATCGCATCGTATAGATCATCATACCTACCTATAATAACATTATCTGCTGGGTCTATATTAGATGTCTGGACTACCCAGTCTGGAGAATAAGGGTCTGTATCCTTGTGTATCACTATTCTTTTCATTTTGTTTTCCTATTTCAGGGTCCTTGTATAATAGCAAAGCTGCTCCACCATCTTTCAATATGATTGTTTCTATATATTCATAATTGAAACGGCTATTAGTTAAGACCATATGTTCTATAGCTCTATATCGTTTCCCTGGTTCCTTAACTGGTACTGGGTTATCGTTCTTATATATTTTTACCAGCTCTTTCACTTTTTTTTTGGTAAAAAATATCGTTTCAGTTAAAATGTATTCCCTTAACATTATATCCTCTTTAATAAAATTTAGGCATAGCTTTATCATAAGACCGTAGTGGATACATAGTTACAGGGTTAAGCAAACCACCCACTTACTATATCCAAACAGTCACCAATACAATTCTTACACTCAGTAAAAATCACTGAGAAAATAATACAGGGTATCAATCCTACACTTTAAGATTAGCTATACTTTAAAACACACTCTTTATCAGGTACCTAATCAACTTCAGGAAAGGTGAGAACCTGGGACACCAGTTTTATCTTTAAAGAAAGCTACCTTGACAGCTTGAATTCCACGTTTTGCATGTTTATCTAAATAAAGGAAAGCTAAAATTCCCCTTACTTAACGCCCGTCTTAAGGCGGAGTGTTGTTTCTTTACTATTAAAAACATTTGTTGTCTTCCATACTTGTAGGAAGATTTTTAAGTCTCCCTTTTCAGGGAGGGTGAAACTAAGCCACTACTTTTTTAACGGCTTGCAAACCGTTCAGGTAAAGATTAGGTTGCTGTGAAAACCTGTATATACTAAATGCCTAATGCTATAGCAATAGAACTATAACGTTCATGTTGACCTTAAGCCAAAGATTCATAGGCATATCCTTATCTAGTTCATAAAAGCTTTCAACGCTTTTATATTACCTTTTTATTTTAGAGCTAACTCTAAGGAAAAAGAAGGCACTTTAAAAACCTAATTATGTAATTCCTCTCTATACATTTGTCCAAGATAAGAGAGAATATAAGCTGTTTGCTTTACAAATCTAACTTCTATAGTATACGTGATATAATTTCATCGCCACTCTGTTGTTTAATTTGCTGCCCAACCCTTTTTGCTTTCATGTGTTTATCTCCCATATCTATAGCATTTATAAGATCATCCTCTGAACATAGTGGATGTGTTTTGAGGTGAGCATCTCTTGCTTCGTAAGTATCATTAGTTGTTATATCTCTACGGGTTATACCTTTTGATGAATAAAACCTTTTAAGCCTATGTACAACTCTATCGTATACAAGCAGGGTTGCAGTTTCACCAGTATCATGTAGCTCGATCCACATCATATTAGTTATTTCATCAATGAAAGTCCTGTCTGATCTAGCCTTAATATTCCTCCCTCTTAGAAATGCCATGATCTCATTATATCTTTCCATTAAACCTCCGTTACTTTAATCTCAATAATTGCCTTCCGTATCTATATATATCGATAGCTTCCTTTGTAGGGATATCATCATCCCTTAATACAAATTTAAGCACTTCCTCAACTATAACCCTTTCAAAAGGTTTCAGCTTCTTCGCACCCTCGAGATCGTATTTTTCCATTAAACCTCCATGACTTTAATCTTAAACCTGCCTGATGATTGTGGCGTTATCGTAATCTCAAAACCACCAAGGGTTGTAGGTAGATAATTCGCAACCTCAGCATAACTTGTTGTACCCTCTTCTAAAGTTTTAAGAAAAGTACCGCACTCTATAATATACCTTTCTTTTGCTATGAAGTTGCTCTTGCCTGAAACAGAGAGCTGAGGATACGCTTTGAAGACTTTACCATGTGAGTGACCGAAAAGGAACAAGTCTGCATCATATGACTTAAGATCTTTCTCGTACCTTGTTAAACTTGCTCCACCTGTTCTCCCTGCGCCATGACCATGGTGCGCCCTGATCCTTACAGTGCGACCACCGTGGCCGCCTTTAGTTAAGACAAGCTTGTAGTAGCATGAATAACCAGCGTACGTCAAGCCTAGTGCCTTACAGATGCGTTTAGTGGGGTTCGTACCGGAGTGTTTGAGTATGGTTTCTTCATGGTTCCCTGTTCCATAACCTATGAACTTATCTTTAATGGGGGTTAAGAGGTCGCATGCCATTTCTATCTGGTCATCAATTATTGCGGAAGACTTTGTCTTGTCTATGGCCTTGGAGTATCTAGGATCCTTAGTCCCGATTGCATCTACTATGTCTCCTCCCCCAATGTAAAATAAATTGTCATCCTTGCATGAGATGAAAGATTTGAACGCTGCTTCATCAGCAAGCTTGTTACCTAAATGTACGTCAAAAATTGGCCGCAGCCTGATACTTTTAAACTCTGAATAGTTAATCCGTCTGTAGATTATCTCCATTAGTCTTCTCCTGTAAAGCAGGTTAAAAATTTCGCTCGCACGGTTTTGTTTACGAAAAAAGCTTGGGTAAAATCCTGGTAGGAACCGTAATATATTCCTCTATACCTTACTCTCCATTTTTTACCCTTCTTTCTCCAGCGAATCCCAGTTACGCCAGACGTATTGTTGACCTGGACACCCCTGTTTTGCATATTGCACGCATGTGTCGCATGTCTTAAGTTTACCCAGCGATCATCTATTCGGACTCTGTTCCAGTGATCCACTTGATGCTCCGGAAAATAACCCTCCATATATAGAAATGCCAGGCGTGCTCGTCTATAGAGCTTATTATTAGTTCTTATTCGCCAATATCCATCAGATCCTAACCCACCAGCAGTGTCTCCAGGTTTAATTATATTACTACGAGCAACCAACCACACCATCTCACCAGTCTCCGGATCGTACCTCAACAGCTCCTTAAGTCTCTTCTGTGTTAACTTTTTCTTACCCATTCATCCTCCTTACCATGCTTTCTCCTTATCATCTCTATTTTGCAATTACCTTTAAATGAACCTTTAGCTATAATTTTAATAATCTTTCCACGCTTAATGATGATATCTATATCACCATCTTCATGTCTTAACATACAATCAATAGACATCTTGTCTTCTATAGCTATTTCTAGGGCTACACATAGGCGCTTCACCTCTCGCGTGCGGTATTCTCCATGGTAGACCATGTCGTCTTTTATAGCTCTACGTTTCACAGTGTTCCTTTTAACTATATTTAATTTGATCTATATCAGATGCCGTCATTGGAACAGCTAAGGTGTCAACAACCTCACCACGTTTGAAGACTAAGCAAAGATATCCGTTGATCGTTCCCAGGCTTAGCTCTGCTGTTAGCTTATTTTTAACAGCAGCCTCTACGGCTATAATAAATAAAGATAATTCATCTGTCTCATATTCGTGAAACCTATTTAATTCACCTAGTACCATATCGTTTACTATGTTCATACAACCTCCTTTAATATAAATTATCAGACATAAGTTCAAAAAAATCATCCAGATCCATACATACAACTGGTTTAGTTCTATTCTTTCCCATGACCAGCAACCACATAGTGCCAGGCATTACGTTGCTCTTGGCCTGATCTATGAATGATGGCATAGTCCATTTCTCGCAGTTCTTACACTCAATACTGAACGGGAACTTATCTCTAGCTTCGCCTATTAGCTTAACGTCTACTCCGGATTGTGACATCTCTCTTGACTCTATCAAGCAGTCTTTACCATGAGGTATCCCTGTTAGTTCAGATATCTTCTGAGCTACCAACTTCTGTAGTTTGCGCCCCTTAGCTTTACATGATGATGTTTTCATTATCTAAATATACTCCCACTTGGTAGGTGAAGTAACTGTTCAACAACATCTGCTTGATGATCGTATATGTGGCAACCAGAACTGGTATAGTATATTGGCCCGTCATCAAGCAACGATTCAAAGGCAATCATATCCTTTATAATTGATAGAGATGCTATGTTGGCCAGGTAAGCATTGTATATATCATTAGATCTGAAAGTCACATATCCATTCAGCTTACCACTGACAACCTTGAGCTCCATCTCCCTTAAGCATGGTGGATGCTCCAGTTTCATATCAGATGGCTGAGCCACTTGCAACACAACCTGATTTGTCTGTGGGTTATTCCTTAATATATCTATGGCTATATCTATTTGGTCACCAATACGTTCTCCGTAGCTGTAATCTTCACCTTCCTTCTTGGTGTCTACCAATAAGTCTAAGACATATTTCCCTAGAAAGTCATCATCAACAGGGTTAGGGATAGAAATACCTTCAGGTATTGCATTAACCATAGTATTACGATTCCCATTGTAAGGGAACTTTATCTCTATCATTGCCATATCTAGTTGCTTGCGATAGGATCCTTCAAAGGAACCCCTATCTATTTTATATATGTAGCCTTCTGTAGCTATAGCTCTTAGTAGTTGATTGAAACTATCTGGTATGTCTCTACATATTGCTGTAAACATATAAACCTCCTGTTATGGCGGAGTTACCCGCCTATTAGTTATTAGAATGGTAAATCATCTTCTTCTTGCTGGGCTGGTGGAGTTACTTCCCGCTTGTCTTTTGATGGATCTTCATGACCATATGTTGCAGCCATCCTTTCAATACTACTATCTCTATCTTTCACTATCCATTGGTTCATCCACTCTGGATCTGGGTCATCAATCATTATCATACTTGGTGTTTCACTAGATTCTACGGTTTGCATACCCTTCATAAGTGGAGTAATTCCGGCAATCTTTGCGAATGTATCACCTCCATCAAAGCTATCATGAATAACATTGAGCATGCAATTCTTTCCAAGGATATTCTTTAAATCAAAACCATCTTTTTCTTTTTTGGTAAAAGGTCGTGACCTCCATCCTTCCAAGTCCTTCGCTAAGGTGGCCTTACTACCTAGGGACATTGAATAATATTTCTTAGATATCCTTCCTGGCCTAGTTACTTCTTTACCTGTTTCTTCATCCGTGTAAGTGTATGATTCGTCCGGGAGTTCCCATATAATCCTTATATGTCTTGATTCTTTATTGTATTTTTCGGACAAATGTGTACCGAGGTCAATTATAGTGGTACACACTCCACGGTAAACAGCTGCATCTATTATCTTTCGGTCTTCGCTTTCAGATTTTGCAATCAAACTCATTATTCTCTCCTGTTAAAGTTTTATTATTTGTTCCGTGAAACATCTTTGGTCTTTACCTGCTTCAATACATGCTTCTTTTGCTGCTATTGCATCTTGCTTTGATTTAAAACGTCCGATGTATTTACGTTTCCCTCCTGTTGTGTGCCTAGTTATCCAACAATTTTCAGCTTTACGATAAGACACTCCAGAACAACCTGATGTATTAGCTGTGCTGTTTTGCATATTACAATAGTGTGTAACTTCACGTAGATTAATAATTCTATTGTCGCCTTTAATATTATTTATGTGATCAACCTCATACTTCAGGGAAGTAGCCGTGAACATATAACCATGCTAGTCTATGCCCCCTATAACGTTCCCCGTCAATCCAAACCTGGATGTACCCATTAGAGTCAGTGGAATTGAGGATATCACCAGCTTTTGCATTCCATTTTCTATCCACCTTTCGAACGAACAACCCGGTAATCTCATTATAATCCAATAATTCTTTCAATCTTTTTTGTGTTAATTTCTTTTTCATTACCTCCTTTTATCCTCTTGCAATTAGTTTACCTGATTTCATATCCATCTGTTTACAGGCACTTTCAACTTCACATAACGAGCACTTCCTTCCATCCCATCGCTGTTCACTACTACAGTATGGAGCATACCCTACTTTAAAAGCTTTGTCAACTTCATTCTCTAAGTCTTTGTAGAATTTTTTTACCTCGCTATCCTTTATCTTCGGGACGTCTATCATCATAATGTTATCATCTACACCATTGTTCTTTGCTGAAAAAGTGCCACCGTCTCTGACGAATACTTGGAGTTGCATTCTGGATATCTTGTAACCATTCTCTTCAAGGATCATTCTATAGCAATTCTGTTGTAAGCTTGCACCTCGAAGCTCCCTTCTAGCTAATTCTCTGTCTATAGTTTTAACGTTAAAGTTCTTTGTTTTAAGTTTACCTGCCTTCATACCTCCTTTATAATATGCTTTGTTACCGTTCTTGTCTAGTGCTGGTATCCTTGTCTTCTTAACTGACACTCCCAATATCTGCATAACGTGGAAAGAGCCAAAGAATTTATGATCTATTAAGATATGAGATCCAGGTCTTGATTCGTCTGGCTCTACGAGATCTGCTGTACCGCTTATCCAATCACTCTTAAGCCTAACCTCAGTTAAAGCTTTAGCTATAGGATATTTCTCTAATTCAGCATGTAAAATACTTCCAAACGTTTGCCATACGCTACTATTGATTGATATAGCGTAGTCGGTTGTAGCTTTTAGGAATATTTCTCTTGCCCCATTCCCAGCCATAGACGGGGATACCCCCCTATATTTTCTTTCACCTGCTACTATATTGAGGTATGACCTGCTAGCACATCTTCTACTTGCTCTACATCCTCTATTTTTTAGGCATTCCTTAATATTTATAACCCCACCATCTGGACATATGAATTTAGTTGCTGGCATTATATCCTCTTAATTGAGGCATTGATAGTTATTAGATACCCAGCTATATCTATTTCAATATCATCTATACTGAATTGTTCACCTTTAGTATTCAAGTGAGCCATAATTAGCTTCCTAACTTCTTCGTGACTTATATGAATTGTAGTGTTAGTTGTCTTTATCATTTTTAATTACCTCTATTTGCTATAAACTTTACAGTTTTACTGTGCCATGTTCCTTTAGTATTATCAACTTTTTTGTGGTACCTAAATTTATCGTGTATCCAATTTCATTTGGATCAATGTCGCATTCTTCTATAAATATACCCTCTGTTTTTAGATGATCTATTACTATTTCCATGATTTCTTTACTGTTTATAAGTAATGATTTCTTTGTCATTTCTATCATTTTAAAAGCCTCCATAAATAATAGGGTCTTGATCGTATACCTTTTGATATCTACCTTCAAATGCCAGCGTTGAGTGCCATAATTCGCCATCTCTTGCTTTGAGACATGCTATATCAAGGTTACTTGATCCTCTAGTCTCGGTATGGAGCATTAAGCATATATCTGCGTCGGCTTCGAGGCTTCCTGAATCTCTAAGACCGCTTAATCTTGGTCTCTTGTTTTCAATATCCCTCCTTAATTGAGCTAATGCTATGACAGGTGTATTGTATTCCTTGGCCATGGATTTCAATGCACTACTAATTATCCCAAGCTCAAGATTTCTATTACCTGTACGAGCTTTAACATACATTAACTGCACATAATCTATAAATATAGCTGATACTTTATTATTCATAGTGTATGAAGCTATAAAGGACTCTACATTCTCAAGCGCTTTGAAGAAAGGTTTATCTATTACAACAGTATTAGATTTACTAACAATATTTAACGCATTGTTTAGTTTATCCATTTCACTATCGTTTAGATCAGCCTTTTTAAGGTTAGTTAAATTTATAAGGCCTATACTGGCTAACCTACGCATCATAACAGCTTCGGAACTCATTTCAAGCGAAAAAAACACACACTTCCCATCATAATGTTTCGATATATATTCTATCATATTTAATGCTAATGCTGTTTTACCTATAGATGGTCTAGCTGCAATTAATGTTAAAGTCTTGGGCTCAA